AAGTTACAAAAACACACACTGGTGAGTTTAAGGTATCAAAGAACCCAATTATTAACCCAACTATGATGATGTTAGAAAGTAATAATGAAGATGAAAAACCAAACACTTCTGGTTCTAAAGGACGTGGTAGAGGAACTGCTGCACCAAAAGAAGACCAACAAGAAGTTGACGGTAAACCAAAGAAACAAAGACCATCTGATAAAGGTGGTGTAGCACAAGGTTCACCATCAAGTGGAACAGGTACATCACAATCTAAAAAAGCAGAAATACAACCATACTTACAACCAAAGAAATTCCCAGACGGTATAACACCAGCTAATTTTGAAATTGTAAAATCAACATTACAAAGTGCAATAGACTTTGATTGGACAAAAACAAAAGCAGTTGATGAATTAAGAAATAAAGCACATATGACAGTTAGACAAGCAAGAGAAATTGTAAAACAAGAACTTTCAGATACTAAGAGATGGGAGGAAGACGGTTTTTAATCATGACAACTAAAAAGAAAAACACAAAAGGTGCAGACGCAGGTACACAATTCAGTCATTGGACAAAGAACCCTCATGAAACACCTACAACAGATGACGCAAGGAAGAAAAAACTACCATCTGGTACAAAGGTTCGTTCAACACAAGCAAGCGTTAATGCAGCAGCAAAAAAAGCAATAGATAAAATAAACAGAACCGAAGAATTTAAAAAGAAAACACAAAGTACACCTGTTTACACTGCAGATTTCTCACAAATTGATGGAACTATTGAAGAAATTAAAAAAGAGACACGAAAATATAACGTAAGTGAATATTCATCTGGAAATATATTGAATGCTCTTAGAACAGCATTACGTGGTATAAGAGAATCACATCATTAAACTTGGCAACTAAATTAAATGTAGATGATGGTGGTACAGACCACGGAAAAAAACTGTGGGAGAAACATCAAGCAGATGAATATACACATGTAGACCACTATAAGGAAGCTATTTGTATAAACTGTTTCAAAAGAGATGCTTCTGCAGCAACCATTGCAGATATTTGTGGTGATTGTGCTGGTAAACGTGGTAGAGAGCCACTTTTAGCAACAATTACACATAAAATGTACGGTCTATGTTTCTTTTGTGGTCATTATAAGTTCCAAATAGAACAAATTAACGCAAGATTTTGTAATACATGTCATAGAAGAATCGCTAATGTGACAAAAGAGTATAATAAGAAAGGTGGAATGTTAGGTGCAGACCCATTTTGGCAAAAAATGAGAAAAAAACACGGTAAAGACTGGAAAATAATAATGGGTAGAAACTTAGGCAATAAACGATAGTGTTATAATAAGATAAAATCTATTCTATTGGCTTTAAGATTAAAAAATTTGTATTCCCAATTTATTTTTACAGTTTTATTTGGTAAGTCACCACAAAACTTTCCTACTTTAAAAAATATTGGTGCTTTTCTTAATCTTTTTTTAAAAAATTGTATATTTTCAGCCTTTGGGTCAAACGATACGTCATCATACTTTACTAATTTTTCATCTCCAGTTCTAAACTTCTCTATATTGTTTCTTTGAAAACAACTTATAGATCTTGATGTGTCTGGATGTTCATAAAACTTTTCACAGTCTAATACTATTCTAAGTTTGTTATCATATGTAACCCATATATCCTTTAATGATATTGATGCATCATTTATTTCATTTTTATCTGAAACTAAACGACCATTTCTTCTAACATATTCATCTATAGAATCATATACATGTACAGAAATACCCATAATTAGTGAATAGTTATCTTTATTAATAAAGGTTTTGATTTATAGTCATGGAAGAAGGGGATTTAAGATGTTCATGTGGTGGTATACAATACGGTTATCACTCTGACAATGTAATAGTTTTCTTATGTTATAGATGTGGAAATATTGATTGTGAGAATGTATCTAAGAAGGTTATAAAACTTTTTAGTGAAGAACCTGAGTTAGTGTTAACCATGATAGAAGACGGATTCTTAACACCAATTTCAAAAGTTTAAATAGTTGTTCTTCTAGTATTTAATATGTTCGAAATAATAGACTCACTGTTCTCAGAAATAGTGATAACATTGGTTCTCGGAAGTGGTGGTGCATTATTGGCTTATTTCAGAAGGCTAGCTGCAACACAAAAAAGTCTCTGCCAAGAGGTAGAAGAACTCCGAAAAGCCCTCCTTATTTTGGCTACAGCCTTAGACAGACAATCTAATAGATTACATAACGAGGCTGATTCTGACCTAGAAGACCTAGTAGGAAAAGTATTAGGCGATAAATAACTTTATATAATGGTAGATGGCGCAACTCTATATGGTAGATCCAGTATTAGTAACTGTAGCTGCTGCAGTAGTGGGTGCAGGTCTAAATACCCTAAGAGGATATTTACACTCTGAAGAGCCTTACTCAGCAAGAAAGCTAGCAGGTGGACTAATTATATCTACATTTGCAGCAATAGCAATAGCACAAACTGTTGTAGCTGAAGGTGTAGGTTTAGTCGGTCTAGGATTAATCGGTTTAACAACTGGTTTCGCTGCTGACTTTGCAGTTTCAAAAGCAAAGAAAGAGTAAATGGCTATGTTTTGGGTGTATAACCCAACCATTTTACCTTTTTTAAACTTAAATATAAGAACATTTTATTATATATAATGGAAAAAGTTGGAAAGTTATTAACTAAATCAATGACAATATTAGATTCTACTAATGAGAATAGATTCTTTGAAGGTTTTCTTACAGTAGAAATGAAAGATAAACAGGGTGAAATTACCATAGTAGATGAGTTATACAAAGTATTACCATTATGGATGGATAGAGGAGCACCTATCACAGATACACATTCTAACAGAGTTGTAGGTAAAGGAATTAACTTTATGAAAACAACATTTGAGCATGACGGTGTAACATATCCAGCAATTAAATTAACTGGTAAAATACATAAAAATTATGAATTAGATACAGATATCTGGGAAAAAATAAAATCTGGAGAATATAAGGGTTTATCATTTGGTGGAGCAACTAAAGCAGATAGAACACCTAAAGTGTTGAAAGATGGGGATGTAGCATATGCATTGACAGATTTAGAACATTATGAGGTAGCAGTCTGTAAAGACCCAGCAGTACCATTAGCATTAATTACAGATCATAATCCATTAGCAAAAGCAGTGGTTCCATCAATTCCTAGAGGTGATGGAAAAGAAATTATTAAATGTACTAATTTTGGGTGTTATGTTGAAAAAGGTGAAGATTGGTCAAACGCAGATATTGTACCAGCAACAGTAACAAATACTGTATCAACTAGTACCCAAACGGCAAAACCAGTTAAAGTAGATACTAAAGTAGGAGATACAAGTAAATTAGATGGTGATATAAAAACAGAAGTTACACCATTAGAAGGTGGAATAAAGAAAGAAAATCCAACTGTAGGTGGTGGTGTGAGAGCATTAATGAATACTAGTCAACAAGGTAGTGGTGAAAACAGCCTAATTACAACAGATACAGAGGGTGTTAATAATCCACTAAACAGTGATAAAAAACAAATAAAACGTTCTTTTTCAGATGCAGCAGTTAATAAGGTAGTTGGTGCATTATTAGCAGGTGCAGGTAGAGCAGTAGCTTCTACTGTTGCAAGTGCTGTAACACCAGAACCTGAAGATGATGTTGAAAAATCAGGCTATCAAACAGAAGATGGAAATAATCAATTAGGTGGTCAAGCGTCACCTGAAGAGAAATTAGTTAGTGCATTAGGTGCACAAAACAAAGAAACTACCGTAAACAAAGATTAACGAAATCTTTATATACCCTTTATATATAGTTTTACTAACAACATGGTCAACGAAGAAAATTCTAACGAACAAATTGAAGAAGTAGCCAAGGCTACCTCAGACAACGAAATCGTAGAAAAATCTTTCCAAGAATCTGTAAAATCAGGTTTTGATACATTGACAGAAGTAGTTCAATCTCTCGCAGAAACTCAAAAATCTACATTAGATACTTTGGGTGACTTAGATACAAGATTGAAAGCTATGGAAACACCAACTGACTTGCCACTTTCCCCAAAAGGAACAGCAGCAAGTGAC